ATGCGCCTGTTCGGGGCGGCGTTGCAGGCGGTGGCAAGGTTCCTCAAGCCGGTGTGGGATTACATCCGCGCGGTGGGGAACGTTCTGAAAGCGGGTCTCGACTGGGTGATCGCGTGGGGCGCGAAACTCGGCGACTGGCCGAAAGTCTTCGCGGAGGCGCGGGATTGGATCGTCGAGTTGCTCGGGTGGATCGCCAAACTCGTGACGAACCCCGTCGCGACGATCAAGGTCCTGTGGGACGTGGCGGCGTTGCAGTTGCCATCGTTCGCGCCACGGGTGATCGAGATCGGCTGGAAACTTGCGGAGTTCACGGTGCCTGGACTGAAAGGCGCCGAGGTTCTCGTCAAACTGGTATTGACGGGAGTGGAGAAGGCGCAGCGGGAACTGGAGAACCTGCACGGTCAGGAAATAGGGATGCGCGTCGTGACCGAATGGCAGAAGGCCAAGGATGCCATCGACGAGGCGGTTCGCTACTTCGAGGGTGTCCTGTTCCCACACGGCGCGGAAAATCCGTCCTACGTGCCTGTCATCAGCGCCGACACAAGCCCAGGCACGCAGGCGTTGGTGCAGATGGGAACCGATCTCGCAAAACTCCTGTACCCGGACACGCCGTATACGGTCAGCATTTTCGGGGATAATACCGCGATCATCAAGGTGATCGACGACGTGCTGAGTGCGATCAGCGAGATTCCCGTGAAAGTCAAGGTTGGCTTCGCCTTGTTGTTCGACGGCGTTACGAACGCCATAAACAGCCTGATCAGCATGCTGAACTCGATACCGCGCTATATCGAGACGGTCGTGAACCAGGTGCGTGGAACCGCTGCGGTGCCGGACACTACTGGCGCGACGGCGACTGCCGGAGAACTCGCAAACGTCGACAATCCGGGCGGGATGACCGTTGGCGAGCGGGTGTCACTCGGCGTGATTGCCACCGGCGGGGCTGGTGCTGCCATTGGTATCGGCCGTTCGCTTGCCGGAATGGGTGGCATCGGATGCTTCACGGCTGACACCCGGGTGTGGACGACGCATGGACTGATACGGATTTCGGAGATCGTCGTCGGCGATCACGTCGAGGTCTACGACCCGGACACTGCCACCGTCGTGAACGCGCCGGTGTGCGAGACGTTCATTCACCACGATCACCCGGTGTGGACGTTGCGGATTCATGGAGACGTGGTCAGCACGACGGCGGAGCATCCGTTCCTGACGAGCGATGGGTGGAAGCGAGCCGACGAACTGGTACCGGGGTCCGTCGTGATCACCGCGGTGGGTCGCGAGACCGTCGAGGAGTCGTTCGCCTCTGGCACGACCGCGACGGTCTACAACCTGCACGTCGACCATCCGGCGCACACGTACCTCGTCGGCACGGCGCGGTGGGTTGTCCACAACATGAAGAAGGTGCTGGAAGGCTACGCCGCAAGCGGTGCCATCGTCAACCGAGCGACCATGGCGCTGATTGGCGAGCGTGGTCCCGAAGCGGTGGTACCACTTGATCAGACCGCCGGAAACGGGCCGCTGTCCGGATTGGGTGGTGGCATTGACACCGTGATCATCAACGTGAGCGGATTCGCGGACGGGGCGAGTGCGGGACGCGCAGCCGCCGACGCGTTCCGACGCCAACTCGGGCTGCAACGGCGCTTGCCGTTCGGGACCGCGTGACGTGGCACTGTCAGTGACCCTGACCATCGGCGGGACCGCCTACCAGGCGTACACACGGATCGAGAGCATTTCAGTCCGCTCATCGCTCCGGGATCGCGCCGGGACCCTGTCGTTCGAGGTCGTTGTCCCGTACTCCGGTGCCACGCCAGCCGTGACGGTGCCACGCGCGGGGCGCGAAGTCGTCCTGACCGTGGATGGGACGAAAGAGTTCGCAGGCGTCACGCAGCGTGTGTCCGAATCGTCAGCCGGTACGTCGTCGTACCTCTACACCGTCGATTGCAGCGACTACACGCGGTGGTTTGACAGGTACCTCGTCCAAGGCGTCAAGATTCCGACCGGCGACGATGAGGCGACCACGGACCTTGCCGGAAACATCGTCAAGGCGATCATCACCAACACGTGCAACCAGGGCGCGATCACGTGGGGCCAGTCGCTTGTGGCTGACGGGCCGACGATCCCGCAACAGACGTACGATTTCGAGGCACCGTCGAGTGCGATTGACCGCATCGCGAAAATCGTCGGCTACAAGTGGTACGTGGACTACGACCGGAATGTGGTTTTCCAACCGCTGACCGGGGCAGCGTCAGCCGCGCCGGTGTCCGCGCTGACGTGGGAGACGCAGACCACGCTCGGCGACCTTGTGCTCGAAGAGGTCGGTGACCAGATCGTCAATGTGTGCTTCATCAAGGACGCGAAGAGCGTTGCGCAACAGGACGACGGACAACCGGCACGCTTTCCGGAGCCGGTGGCGACTGCGGACGGCTACAAGTCGTTCTTCCCCTTGGGCTACGAGCCTGCCACGTACGACGGGGTGACGGTGACGGTGACGCCGACGAGCGGACCGGCCACGACGTACACGACGGCGAACGGCGGGTTGCTGCGCGAGAACATCGATGGCAAGCCTGGTGACGGCCAGACGCGCAACAAGGCGCTTTTGTGCTTGCCGAACTGGGGCGTACGGTTCGAGACGGTTCCACCCGCCGGGGCACAGGTGGCCGTCTCATATCCTTACCTTGATATAGCCCCGAAGGTGAACCGCGTGGTCGACGGGGACAGCATCACCGAGGTGCTCACGCGCGAGGGTGCGTCAGTGTCCAATGGCGTCTACGAGGACGTGTTCAGCGCGGCCGAGTTGGTGAACGCATCCCAGGATGCGATCAAGGCGCGGGCGCAACTGTACCTGTCGACGCGTGGTCACAAATGGGTCGGGACGGCGCGTGTGCTCGGGTCCGGCTGGCGAGACGGGCAGGTGTTCCGGCTGACGTCAGACCGGCGGTTCGGTGGCGCGTTCGCGAGCGGGATTGACCTGTACGTGACGGACGTTGCGAAGCGGTTTGCCACGCCGGATCAATGGCAGGTCGAACTTACCCTGTCCAGTGATATATATGGAGAGTTGTAATGCCACCGGCTGAAGACATCACGCGCGTGATGGCGCGGATCATCGACGGGTTGCGACCGGCGTCGTCCGACGTCCGGGGCAGGCCGTTGCAACAGTTCATCGCAGGCGACCAGATCATCTACTTGAGGTCAGAGGCGGCCACCGTGACCGTCGAGGCATCAACCACGCCGACGTATGATGTCACGAAATATGGACGCGGTATATACCAATTGGCGACTCCGTACGGTAGCGGAGTGTACGGTACGCTGAAATACGGAGAATGACATGGCCTGGACAGTCTTGCGGACGGTTACTGATTACACGGACTACGTCACCGCAGCCGATCACAACCAGACACGGGCAAACTTCGACATCATCGGTGGAACCGATGGCGCAACCAAGACGGGCAACTGGTACGTGAGTGGCAACGTCGGCATTGGGACGACGAGTCCGGCGACTCCGTTGCATGTATCTTCGGCGAACACGCAAACTGAAATCACAATTGAATCAACCGTTGCCGCATCACGGTCAACATTGAAGTTGCTTACCAACGGAAATGATTGGGAACTAGGGGCAAGAGGATCCAGTCTTGCGCCCAATAATGCGTTTTATATTTATGATCTGACCAACACCTCGTATCGCATGACAATTGATTCATCTGGCAACGTCGGGATCGGGACGACGAGTCCGGCATCACTTCTAGGCGTCAATGGCGTCGTGCAAATCACTTCAGCAAGTCCGGGATGGCCGACTAGTGGCATTGGCTTGGAGTTGCTATATAACTCAGGCGCGGATGCTGCACAAATTCAGTCGTATGCTCGAACTGGTAGCGCATACAAGCCACTGCTGGTCGATGCCTTGCGACATGAGTTCAGGGCAAGTGGAACTGGCAAAGTTTTTATTGATAGTGCTGGCAATCTCGGCATCGGGACTGGGAGTCCGGGATATCAACTCACCCTAAGCACCGACTCCGCCGCAAAGCCAACCTCGAATACGTGGACGATCAGTTCGGATGCGCGGGTCAAGGATGTGATTGGCCCGTACACGCGCGGTGTCGCGGACCTCATGGCGCTTGAACCCAAAAGGTACCGGCTCAACGGGGCATTCGGTTCCGTGGATGATGGCCGGGTGCATGTTTCCGTGATTGCACAGGAAACGCAAACAACGTGGCCCGAAATGATCGGCACCTACGAGCATGCGGACAAGGACGAGGACGGTGTCGAGACGGTCACCGAACTCTTCAACCTCAACACGAATGAATTGCAATGGGCGTTGGTGAATGCCGTCAAGGAACTGGCGCAGCGGGTGGAGGCGTTGGAGGCATGAACGCAACCGAGACGGACAAGGTGATGCTGCCGGTTGCGATCCTCGACCTGCTGGTTCAGATCGCATTGCGGACAGAGAGTGGTAGTGCGTTGATCACGGGATTTCGCGCCGGGCATCCATCCTTGGCCGACAAGTCCGGCCGCCTGGAACTGCGGGTCGAGCATCCTGCCGTCATACGCGTGGAGGCTGATCGTCAGTGAACAGCGCCATCGGCGTCCGCGGGGACGTCACGATCAGGATCGACGGCGAGGTGGTCGCCGAGGGTCGCAACCTCGTGGTGACCGCGGGGTTGAACCAACTCGCATCCGCGCTGATCGGCGCGGACACGTTCAGCGCGAGCACGTGGTACCTCGAACTCGGAACCGGGACCACCGCCGTCAATGCGGGTGATACCGCACTCGTAACACCGGACACGGCGACGTGGCGGGCCGCATCGGTGACCGAGGTGAGCAGTGCGACCGCGACGCTGGAGGCGTTCTACCCGACCACGCTTGCGAACGGCTCGTGGACGGAACTCGGGCTGTTCACGGGTGCGACCTCGACGGCGGGATCAGGGACGCTGTTCGCGCGCATCCTTGCCTCGTGGTCCAAGACGTCCAGCCAGACCGCGACGGTCTCATGGACGGTTACACTCTCGACAACGTAGGAGTTCACAATGGCCTGGGGCACGATCCGCACGGTGACGGGTGGCACCGACACTATCCTCGCAAGCGACCACAACACGATCCGGGGGAACATCCTCGTCATCTCACCTGACGGGATCGTGCACACGTTCGTGCAGCAATCCTCGACGCCGAGCGCACCCGGTGCGGGCATCACCGCCATCTACGCGAAGACGGACGGGGCGCTGTATTACCGGTCCGGCGCGTCAGGCACCGAGACGCCGGTCGGTGGTGGCGGGTATAGCCGCCTGTTCTTGCTGATGGGAGGCTGAGATGGCCGAATTACCAAAGCGCCTGGGCACGACCACGGCGACAAGCGCGACCAACGTGTGTGACAACGGCGCGACGGCGTCAACGTATACCGTCGTGTCGTCAATCGTGATCGCGAACACGTCAAGCACGTCGTATACGTACAACGTCTCAACGTCGGCGACGACGGGCACGCACGGGGCGTACATCGCGTCCGGGGCCACGATTGCCGGGAACGACAGCGTGATCCTCGTGGCGGGGGTGTGCCTCGATCCGACGAACCGGTATCTCGTGGCGCACGCTAGCAATGCAGCCGTCCACATCACGGCGTACGGGGTGACCGGACCGTGAGTGTGACCAACGCGGGCGGGGCGAACCTGACTGGTGGCAAGTACCGCAGTCTAGCGCGTTCGACGACAGGTTCCACGCAGGGCCTGTCGTGGACAACCACAGGTAGTCCGACCGTGAGCGTTGCGACTTATTCCGGGATCACGTATGACGTGTACACCTACACGGCTACCGGTACGGGCACGCTCGTGTCAACGGGCAGCCGCGATGTTTTGGCACGCATATTGGTGATTGGCGGTGGAGGTGCTGGCGGTTCAAACGCTGGTGGTGGTGGCGGTGCTGGCGGGTATGTCGACACGGCCCATATCCTTAAGGCGGGCATCACATACAACGTTGTCGTCGGCGCTGGCGCGGCCGGGATAAGTGGCACGGGGTATCAATCGGCTGTTGGCAGTCTCAGCACGTTTGCCGTGACGACCGGCTTCGGCGGAGGGCCGGGCGGTCAGTTCGGAACCTCGGGTGGCAAGGATGGTGCGTCCGGTGGTGGTGGAGCAGGTAGCGCTGGCGGTGCAAGCAGCGCCGCAGGCAGTGCCCTGCGTCCGTCCATGACACCGGGCACAACGTTCCAAACGGCCGGAACAAGCGCGTCCCAAGGGTCTGATGGTGGAACCGCGGGGAACGTTTCCATGCAAGGCGCGGCTGGTGGTGGTGGTGCAGGTGCGGCCGGACAGGCAAATTCTGGCAACAATGGCGGCGCGGGTGGTGCGGGTCTTGCGTGGCTTGACGGCGTGACACGGGCCGGTGGTGGAGGCGGATCGTGCAACACCGGTGCGACGGCTGGCGCTGGAGGATCGGGTGGCGGTGGCGCTGGTGCCATAAACACCGCGACGGGAACGAGCGGTACCGCCAACACCGGCTCAGGTGGCGGTGGATCTTATGGGGGCTTGAGCGGGGCAGGCGGTTCAGGCGTCGTGATCATCGCGATACCGAGGTAACAACATGGCGCACTACGCTGAACTCGACTCCGAAAGCCGCGTGATCCGCGTCCTCGTCGTCGCCAACGAGGTGACGCACGCCACGCCGGATGGTATTGAGGATGAGGCGCTCGGGGCGACGTTCCTCCACGATCTGCTGGGCGGGACGTGGGTGCAGACCTCATACAACGGCACGCGACGCGTGAGGTACGCGGGGATCGGCTACACCTACGACGCGGTGCGCGACGAGTTTGTCCCGCCTGGGTGGTCACTGATCGACGGGGTGTGGACGCCGCCACCCGACCCGGAGTCGGTACCGTGATCCGCCTGATGATCGGCGCGATCCTGATGTGGATTGTCATCGCGATGATCGGGCACAGCATCGAGGCGAGCCGTGGCGACCATCGCTGAGACGTGGGTGAAGGCGGGTGGGTCCCGGACCGGCCTCCACGAATTGATGCTCATCGCCAGACGCCATTGCACGAATGCGCAGCGGTTCGCCACGCTGACGATGGCGGTGCAAGGGTGCGGGTGCAGCCTGCACGCGTACGTGCGGTCAGAACCGGGCCTGTACCGGCTGGCGCACGTCGAGCGCAACCGTGACGCGTACGTGTCCGCGGAATGGGACCTGTGGTCCAAGGAGGACGAACGTGTTTCCGCAGATTGACTCGACCGAACACAACCCGAGCATGGGCGGATGGGGGTATCTCGACGACAACGGCGCGGGGTGCTTCCACCCAGGCATCGACTTCAACAGCGGTGGGGGCGGGAATGCGGACTGCGGTGCGCCCGTGGTTGCGATCACGGCCCAGACGCTCGTGGCGCACGTGATCGACACGACGGGCTTCGGGTTGCACCAATGGTGGCGACTCGATGACGGCCCGTACGCGGGCTGCTTTGCCCACTACTGCCACCTGAGCGATGCGTTGTTCACCGACATCGGCACGACGGCGACGCGTGGTCAGGCGATTGCAGCCGTGGGGCGGTCCGGCGGGTGGGAGTTCTGCCATCTGCATTTCGAGGTGAGCCGCGAGCAGCCGCCACATTGGCGCTACTGGCCGAAGGGTCAGGCACGCGAGGCGGTGGCAGCGCAATATTACGACCCGATAGTTGTCGCGCACGCGTACGATGCGTGGGCGGAGACACACCAGGAGGATGATGTGACACCCGAACTGAAAGCGATTGCTGACGCACTGGCGGAAACCGGCTACCCGGCGAGCGAGGTGCCGGACCTGATCCGCGCGGTGAAGGCGTGGTCCGCGAACAGCGCCAGCCTCGGGGCATGGATCGAGGAGATCGGCGCGTTGAAGGCGCGGGTGGCCGAACTGGAAGCCGCAGCCGCACCGGCCGAGGCACCGAGTGGCGACGCCTGACGTGCCATCGTTCACGTTCCGCGAGGCGGTCGGTGGCGTGATCGCGCTGCTGGTGATCGGCGCAATTTGTTGGCTAGCTCTGATGGAGTCGCAATCGGCATCCACAGCGCTCGTGGGCGCTGCGGGCGCTGTAACTGGGTGGTTGTTCCGCGGGTCCGGCCAGACGCCGAGTGGTAACGGCAACGGGTACACCAACGGGTCAGCCGGGTCGGGCGGTGGCGCAAGCACACCGGCTGCGTGATAGACTAGGCGGAACCGGGGAAACCCGGGAGGTGTCGCGACCCTGTTTGGTGCGACGCCACTGCGTTTGGGTCAACCACAACTCTCGCAAACGCAAAACCGAATGCCCGTCCCACACGGCAACCCAACCCGTGGGACGGGCATCGGTGTACTTGGAGCCTGTCGATGGTTCAGAGCGCATTGTGGGTCGCATTCCGTGGCGTGCTCGCGTGCGTGAGCACCTTCCGCCGTCGTTGGCGACGGGTCATTGCAGCCACGACGATGGGGATCGCGATAGCACGCGCCGTGATCTGGATCGCAAAGGCGGTTGCAAGCGCCGGGACCGTGGACACCGCCCTGAACCTGATCGGTCTTGGCGAGTACGTCCGTCCGTTCGAGGATGCTGTTGATGGTGTCATTGCCACCGTGGTGAGTGTGATCGTGACTGTCACGCCGACTGGGTAACCGGCGTGCTCCCCCCGGCGCGTCGGTTACGCGCGTCCCGCCTGGTGCCCGTCGGTGCGAAACACCGGCGGGCACCGCTCGTTTACAAGGTGGCGGTCTCTCCTGCCGCCGGTTCCCCTTCCAGTCCGTTCCAGTCCGGTTGCCCGCCCATCCGCGTCCCTTCCGCGGGTGGGCGGGTTTTTGTTTATCCGAACGGTTGACGTGGTTATAACCACGTGGTAGGATGACCGCGGAAAGGGGATCGCAATGGCGAAGGCGAAACCACGGGAGACAGTGCAGGCGGAACTGCCGCGTTTGCGGTACACGAGGCGGCTGATCGGGCGGAAGTTGCCGATCACGCGCTGGCCGGAGGATCGCGCGGTCGACCGCGTCGAGGCGGACGGGCACGTGCTCGAAGTCTGGCACCTGTCCCGGCTGGATTGGTACGAGGTCAGGATCGACGGATATCAGGCGCATGTGTCGGGGCACCTGATCGAATGCGCGCGCAACTGGCGTGACAACTGTTTGGAGTGGAAGTGATGACGAAGATGAAACGCGAGAAACTTGCACCGCGCATGGATCCGACGCGGTACACGCACTCCTACCGCTTCGAGGCGGTACCGGAGTACCGCGGGTTCACCGTCAACAAGGGTAAGCGCGAGGTGCACTACCTCGGCCTGATCCTGTGGGACCAGGAGGATCGCGAGTGGCGCAACACCGAATGCAGGCAGATTGCGAGACTGACCGAGTCGGACGGGGTGTACACGATCAGCGTCGTTGGTCCGCTCACGGTGCGTGATTGGTCAGCCGCGAAACTCGCCAAGGCGCGGGCGTTGAACGGGGAATGGCGGGACGTGTGGAGCGGAGATTCCATCCTTGGTGTGACGCTGATGGAGGCGGTGACGCGGTTGCGGGCGCTGCGTGACGCGATGCAAGAGGATGCCGACGCGTACAGGAGGGGACAGTGACGATCCAGTGGACAGTGCGCCGGTTGGGGGCGCACCCAGCGAACCAGATCGCGCGTGAGCACATGCTCGGGCTTGTTGAGGCTGACGACGTCGAGGCGGCGGAACGCGCGATCCTCGAAGCGCCCGGGGTGACGCTGTATCCGGGGCAGACGCTGTATTTCCAACGCATCGACCCAACGCGCAAGGCACCGAGGCGGCTGGAACGCGCGCTGAACGCAAATCGTCTGCGCGAGACGTTTCAGGACGGCTACGACGCGTGGATCGTGTCGCGGGGACATTCGCGGTTCTGGGCACGCGACGTGGCGGAGTTTATGCGCGAGCGTCGCGAGGCTGCAGCCGCTGCGAGGCAACGACGGGCCGACAACGATACGTGGTTGCACGGACACACCGCGTGGCTGCTCAGGCAGCGGGACACGGGGAAACTGATCTACGTGGTCGCCAGCGGCGTGTGGCGGACCCTGACGGACGATGGGCACGCGTTCGCGCGGTGGTTGTGCGGACCGTACCGCGACGGTGCACGCCCGGACCTGAAGTGCCGTGCGCCCGATGCGCACGGGGCGGGTTGGGCACCACTCCGTGACCGGTCGTACGACGCGGTGGCGATTGCCAGGCGCGTCGGTGAGGATCGCGTGAAGGTGATCGTGCTCGGGCGCGGGGAGCGGTGGTACGACAACGACGCGGAACCGGCGTCCGAGGTTATCCAGCGACCCGTGTTTGATTCGCTCGGTCGCAAGATCGCCAACGGGCGGATGGCTTAGGCGAATTTCGGAAATTGCCCGGAATTCCCTCCAAAAACCCTTGACATGGCTATATCCATCTGCCACAATGAGGGCGTCGGCGGGAGACGCGGACACTGGCGAAGGGAACGGAACGATGGACACACTGGTACTCACAACCACGCAGGAACTCGGGATCGAGGAGTTTCCGGAGGCGAACGCGAACGTCGAGGCGAGCGAGGCGCGGTTCCTCGAACTGGTGACGGAACGGGCGGTGGCTGCCTGGGGAACGGACTACCGCGTCGAGGTCGCCTACGGGACGAACCAGACGTGCTCGGAATACGACCTGCGTGCGCGGTGGGACGACATCGTGCAGGACGTGTTCAACAGCGTCGAGTGGGTGGTCACGAACGCGTAGGCGCGGCTGGAAGGTCGAAACCACCGGGCCTGCGGGTCCGGTGGTCGGGCGGTGAAGCCGCTCCTGACGAGACCGCAAAGGGGGAACAGTGGAAATCGAGATCACGTACACACCGGCGCTGATCGGCGTCGGTGCCGAGGTCGGGGATGATGTGGATGCATCATGCGACGCATTTGAGGTGCAGGTGCACCGGGAAGTCACGGCTTCGTACCCGGACGCTGACGTGACGGTGACGCGCGATCACGGGCTTGCGGACCTGTCCGTCGTCACTCACGGTGTCGAGGATCGTCCAGGCGTGCTCACGGTGCGTCAGGCGGTGTGGTCGGACGTGTGGGACATCATCAGCCCGTACGGGCGGTACCGTCGTCCCGTCCGCGGTGCGACCGTCACGGCGTTGGCCCCGGTGGTTGCCAAGGCGGGGAGCAAGCCGGACGTGTACACGATCCTTGTGGACGATGCATTCGGCGACAGCATGATCGAGGTGGATGAGGATGAGGTACTGGCGGTGATGCGGTCCGGATTTGGAGCAATGGGATGAACGGGGATCTGATGAGCGATGTGATCACCGAGGTCAGCGTGACCGGCGCGGTGACGACGGACGGGCGGTTGCGGTTCCGCAGTCCACTCGACGTCGAGGCGTGGGCGCACGACCACTTGGTCGCACGGCTCGCGTGGGAGTTCCTGATCGACGGGAACGAGAACGGTGTGTCAAGGGACACCGATGAGGCGCTCGAACGGGTGCAAACGAGGTATATCCCGGAGGCGGTACGTCGGACGATGCGGGGCCGCCTGTCGGACGGGCTGTATTTGACGTGGGCGGTGTACGGACTGGACGACGGACGGCAGGTCGAGTTTCTGGAGCGTGCGTGGCACGAACTGCGACGGCTGATCGCACGCGGTGACCGCTGATGCCGGACTTTGCGCGTGCCACGGTATGGCGCGGTCAGGTGGACGATGTGCGCGTGTCCGGCGAGACGATGCGTCAGGTCCGCCTGTCGCAGGGGCTGTCGATGGAGAGGCTCGCACGTCGTGCGGACGTATCGTATGCCACGATTGTTCGCGCCGAGCGTGGAAGGGACAACCGCGAGGCGGCGCTCAGAAGGGAGACGGTCGAACGGATTGCGCAGGCGCTCGGGGTGGTCCCGGCGCTCCTGATCAGGCGAAATGGAAAGGGGAAACACAGTGGGCGGAATCATGCAAATCAGGGGAAGGCCGTACGCGACGGTGGCGCACCGGGCGGCCCAGGCGCACGGGGAGTGGATCCGGCCGTCGGGGATCGCGTCGACGGTGACGCGGTTCGTGACGCTGGGTGATTACCACATCGTCGTGGTGACGGTGCAATTCACGGACGGACGGACGTTCGAGGGATCGTCCGAGATCACGCGCGGGTCGGGCGGTGGCGCGCAGGCGACGTCGCCGGTGGAGACGGCGGAGACCAGCGCGTACGGCAGGGCGCTCGCGATGGCGGGCTATTACGGGTCCGGCGACGGACTGGCGGGATACGAGGAGGTGACGGGCAGCGAGTCACGCGCGACGGTGCGTGCGGTGCAGCCGCGAACGGTGACGACGGGTGTGAACGGTGCGGTGACGACCGCGAATGATGAGTTTTGAGGATATGACGAGCATGGCATTTCAGAGACCACGACGGACGGCGGTATCCAGTTTCCAGCGCAGCGCGAACACCGGCGAGAAGGTCGACTACGAGATCGAGCGCCTGTGCGGGCACGTCGAGGTGATCCAGATTTTTGCGGGCTCGAACCCGGACACGAGCCGCTGGGTGCAGGCACAGCGTGACAAGGACTGCCGGGACTGCTACCAAGCGAAGATGGTCGAGGCGGATCAGGCGAGCGTCGACGCCGGGAAGCGCGTCGCATTGGAAGGCGGGCCGAAGCAGGTTCCGTGGGCGCAGTCGGTGCGCCAAGGACGGGCAAACGAGATGCGGACGTGGCTCGAAAGCGTCACCGCTGTCGGTGCCGGAGCCGTCAAGGCAGGGCGGTTGTCCAAGGCGGACTATGATGCGGGGATCGCGGACGTCCGGGCGGGGTTCACCGACCTGATGATGGGCGTCGAGTTCTCGGAGGACGACTACGACCACAGTGGCTACGCGAAGTGGTGGATCGACACGCGCAAGGATGCGCTCGATGCGATCATCGCGCGGCTGTTGCCGGACCGGGACATCCTCGGGACGGGCGTGTTCACCCGCCTGTCCGCGGACGGGTGGACACCGGCGGAGGATGCGACGCTGCTCCCCGTCGAGGTTGAACCCGAACCCGAGCCGGTGCAGCGGACCGCGACGCCGTTGCCTGGCACCGCACCCGAGCCGTTCAACCCGCATGCTCGCGGGCGTGGGCGGGGACCGGTGAAGGTGGTGTCCGGTCCGGCGGCTGGGATGTGGCAGCGCGAGGCGGACGAGTTGGATCTGGACGACGCGCCGTTCTGAGCGGGGCGTGATCCGGGGCGCGGTACGGCGGGTTGGTGCAAGCCAACCCGCCGTATTGTTAGGGTCCGTTACGATAGGACGCGCAGTTACACTGGCTGGGAGGAGCAAACATGCCGAGCGTGAGATTGATCGACAGCGTGCCGTGCGCGACGCCGAAGTGCACCGGCGAGGGCACCAAATGGTGCGATGATGAACGGTTCATTCCGTTTGCCGAGGATGCGCGTGCAGGTGCGTGGTTCTGCCGTCCGTGCTCGTGGCAGCCGAAGTTGCCGGACAGCGCGTTCGTGGTTCCGGCGACAGCGGCGTGGGATGCGTGGGCCGAGATCGAGGCGATGGAAAATGCCGTGGATGGTGAGGGAATGCCAGGATGATCACACGACGTCAGATTGCGCCGCTTGCCACGCGCTACAACGGGGTGCTCTTCAAGAGCATGCTCGAAGCCCGTTGGGCAATGTATTTCGATCTTGTCCGCGTTGAATGGCGCTACGAGGACGAAGGCTATAGGCTGCCGTCAGGGCCGTACCTGCCGGACTTCTGGTTGCCTGATCTCGACATGCACGCCGAGGTCAAGCCGGATAAGGGGTTTTCGTTGCAGGAAATCACCAAGTGTCACGACCTGTTTGAGATGACCGGGAACGCGGTGCTGTTGCTCGACGGGCTGCCACGTAACGATCATTTCTACCTCATTGAGCCGTTAGACGCACCCTCCCGGCCCAAGGACGTGACGCTGTCATGCATTGGAGTTGATGATCGAGGATTCATAACGGAGATTGGATCAGATGTCGATCCGGAGTCCCCAGACGGTGATCGCATCGGTGTCGATTACGGATATGCCCGTGAAGTAGCAGTGGACATGAGGCTGCTGAAATATGACGCGTCACTTGCCAATTGGCAGTCAGGGTCAAGAAAACCTCTTTATTATGGAACTTCCTGGGTCCGGCAGCGTGGACGGGTTCATGGTCATGTTCTTGAACACTATTCATACCCATCAAGGATTGCACGACGCACTCTTGATGGCCGGCTGGTGCCAGCATGACGATGACGCGGTACCCGACTGCCGAGGAACTGGCGCACAGCCTCGGGGGAAAGCGGGCGGCGAAGGGATGGATCGCGCAGTGCCCGGCGCACGAGGATCGGCACGCATCGCTGTCGATCAGCGAAAGCAGCGACGGGACGCGCGTGCTGTGGAAGTGCCACGCGAAATGCCCGCAGGAAGACGTCAAGCGTGCGCTGATCGCACGCGGGGTGTGGCCGGAGGATGGATCGAGGATGGAGTTGGTGCAGCCGCGGCCGAGGGTCAAGGCGCTGGCCGTGAAACGCGAAATCGCTGTCTATCAGTACCGCGACGCGGACGGGATCGTGGTGCACGAGACGATCCGGTACGAGCCGAAGGATTTCCGGCAGCGTGCCATCGTGCCTGGGAAGTCGCCGGTGTGGTCGCTGAGCGGCGTCCAGACCGTCCTGTACCGGTTGCCCGAGTTGCTTGCGTCGGACGGTCCGGTCTGGATCGTCGAGGGTGAGAAGGACGCGGACAACCTCGCCGGTACCGGCGCGACTGCAACGACGGTGCCGATGGGCGCGGGCAAGTGGAAACCGCACTACGGCGAGTGGCTCCGTGACCGTGACGTCCGGATCGTGCCGGACAACGACGAGGCCGGACGGTTGGGTGCGAGGGCTATCGCCAAGGCGTTGGCGGGTGTTGCCACGTCCGTCGTGATCGTGACCCTGCCCGTGGAGGGTAAGGGTGCGGACGTCAGCGACTACCTCGCGGCTGGCGGGACACTGGCGGACTTGGAAGCGCTCGTCGCGGATGCGTCGGCGACGGAAAGCGTCGAGGCGGTGCCCGAACCGTCGAGGCCGGTTGCGCAGACGGGCGACGGGTTGCCGTTGACGGACCTCGGAAACGCCGAGCGGCTGCTCCGGGCGCACGGAACCGACCTGCGCTATTGCGTGGCGTGGAAATCGTGGCTGGTCTGGTCCGGGACGCACTGGGAGCGCGACGCGGGGGACCACGAGGTGCGCCGACGTGCCGTCGAGACGGTGCTTGACCTGACCAACGTGGCAGCGGTGGAGTTCTCCCCGGACATGCCAGCCGCGCAACGGACCGCGCTCGTGAGGCACTCGGAGCGGTCCCAGTCGGTGAACCGCGTTGCCGCGATGGTCGACATGGCGCGATCCCGCCCGAACGTGATCGTGGGTCCGGATCAACTGGACGCCGACCCGTACCTCGTGAACTTCGGGAACGGAACCCTGAATCTGGAGACGGGGGATTTCCGCACGCAGCGCCGGGAGGACCGGATCACGCGGATGATCCGCTGGAACGGTCAACCGTCACGGTTCGACCCTGACCTCGAATCGAAACCGAACAGCACGTGGGAACGCTTCGTGGCACGCGTCCTGCCTGACCCCGAGGTCCGCCGGTTCGCGCAGATGGCGATGGGCTACACGCTGATCGGTGACACGAGCGAGAGGATCATGCTGATCCTTTATGGGACGGGCCGCAACGGCAAGTCGACGTTCATCGAGACGTGCCAGGCGGCGTTCGGGGAGTACAGCCTGACGGTTCCGTCGTCGCTGTTCCTTGCCAGCAAGGACACGCGCGGAGGCGGGTCCGCGACCCCGGATATCGCGTCGCTGTACCGCGCACGGCTGGTCACGTCGCAGGAAACCCCGGAAGGCGGACGGCTCGACGAGGCTCGGGTGAAGTGGATCACGGGTGATGACACGATCAGCGCGCGCCGGTTGTACGAGGCACCGTTCACCTTCCAACCGTCGCATACCGTGTGGTTGTCCACGAATCACCGACCCGTCGTCCGTGGTGGTGGGCACGCGTTGTGGGACCGCATGCGCTCGATACCGTTCACCGAGCGCATCCGCGACAACGAAGTCCAGGGGGACTTGAAAAAGCGCCTGCGAGACGACCTTGCAGCGGTCATGGCGTGGATCGTTGACGGAACCCGGGACTATCACCGCGAAGGGCGACTGATCGTGCCTCGTGCCGTCGAAATGGCGGGGGCGACCTACCGCGAAGACTCGGACTGGTTCGGTGGGTTTCTGGAAGCGCGGTGCATCGTGGGCGATGACGAGACGGCGCTCGCAGGCGAACTCCACAAGGCGTACAACGCGTGGGCGTCGGAGTCGTCCGAGAAGCCGATGACGCCGACGGCGCTCGGAAACGCGCTCCGTGAACGCGGGATGGTGTCGTTCAAGACCGGACACGGTGCACGCGCATGGCGTGGGATCGGGTTGATGAGGTTATGAATGTACGGCGGGTTACGGCGGGTACGGCGGGTTTGACCCCTTTTTGCCATAAAGTGCCTAGAAACATCTCTCACGTAGAGGACTTGTGGCAAAAACCCTCCTAACCCGCCGTACCTGCCGTACTTTTTGGGCACATTCCGACTGCAACCACTTGACATCACGTCCGTTTGAGACTGTGGAAGGGGGCTACAATGCCTGGGTACTGGATGGCAGTGGGACTGGAGTTGCTGATGCTGACGCTCCTCGTGGCACTGGCGCTGTGGGCGCTGTTCGACGCGGAGCGGCTTCGCGCACTGTGGATCGCTGAGCGTGACCGGCGGGCGCACGGGGCGCGGGAGTGCACCTGCGGGGCGTACCGGCGATGCTGAGTGGTGATGTGCGCGAGTTGTTCGATGTTCTCTACGGCGACTTGGCCGGCGAGGTGATCGGGCACGCCAAGCGGCTGATGCGTGGCGGGACGCTCGACGCGTTGTCCGTCGAGGACGTGGCGCAGACGGTGTGGTTGAAAGTGTGGGCGAACCTCGAACGCGCCGAGCACCGGCCAGGGCACGGACGCCACGACGGGTTGCGCTCGTGGGTGCACACGATCACCCGCAACACGGTGCTTGACCTTGCGTCGCGTGCGCGGTACCGTCGTCACGTCAGCCTGACTCCGGCCGGGTTTCTCGATCACGGGATCAACGGCTGGGACGGTGGACCGCTGATGACGGAGGCACACTTCGAGGCGACCCCGGCCACCGATCCGCATGAACGCGCGGTAGGTGCCGAAGTCGCCGGAGTGTTGCAGGAGGCGCTGGCGGTGATGACGGCGCATCAGCGCCGGTGCCTGTGTGCATCGCTGAGTGGCCTGAACGGTGAGGAAGCCGCTGCACAACTGGACAGGTCAGGGCGTGGCGTCCGGCACGCGCTGTTGCGTGCAAGGCGGATATTCGAGGTGGTCGCTGAGCGACGGGGAGTGAACACGTGCCGATAGATGCCTTTGGCCTGGCCGAGCGGCTGGTGGTGTGGATCAGGGCGCAACCGTCCGGCGTGACGCTGCAAGTGAACACGGAGGACGTGCTACGCGAGTTGCAAGCCATCTACCCGCCACGCGCTGATCTCGGGACGGTTGACGAACTGTGGGCGGCGATGGTGCAGGCCGACGCCGAGGACGAGGAACTCGGGAACGCGAACAAGTGGCGTTCGTTCGTCCTGATTGCGTGGTCGTACCTACCTGGTGACAGCGTCGTGACGGGCACACCCGCGACGATCAGGTTCATGTGCCCGCGGTCCGCGTGGGACGTCGCACCGTGACAACGTTGATATTGCCTTACCCGCCGACGGTGAACCACATCTACCGGCGGGCGCGTGGCCACCTGTCGCTGACACCCGAGGCGCTTGCATTCCGGCACGCGGTGCGGATGATTGCGCAGGTTCAGGGCGTCCAGCCGATCAACGGTCCCGTCGCCGTGTTCCTCGACGTGTACCGGCCACGCAAGCGGGGGGACTTGGACAACATCCTCAAGGCGATGCTCGACGCGTTGAACGGTTGCGCGTACGTCGACGATGAGCAGGTCGTTCGCATCGAGGCGAACCGGTACGACGACAAGCGGGCACCGCGCGTCGAGGTGCACGTGGTGCCGATGTGATATGAGCGTGTGGCATGATTACGCAGACGAAGTGGCTACGATCCGGTGCGCACAATGCAACCATGTTCTCGGCGTCGTGGAACCCTCCGGCGCGGTGGTGTCACGCTCGCGGGGGCGCGAGACCGTGATCGACCCTGCCGATGCGCTGGTGCGAATCAAATGCGAGCGGTGCGGGCACACCACCAACCGGCGTGCCAACGTAGCGCGTCACGGGCCGACCGACGTGGAGCGACGCTGATGGTTACGGCACCGCGTGCGTTCTGCCTGGTCACGGGTTGCCGGTCCCGGTCAGTGCCGGGCAGTCGCAAGTGTGGGACGCACCGGACACCACCCGCACCGAAGCCGGTCGAGCCGGTCTACCACTCGGCCGATTGGCATCGCGCCAGGGCGAGGGCATTGCGCGATCACCCGTGGTGCGAGTGGTGCCATGCGACGGCGCAACTGAGCGTCGACCACATCGTGCCGTTGTCGGCTGGCGGTGGACACGAGGCAGCGAACCTGCGGGTCCTGTGCCTGTCGTGCCATGGCAAGCGGTCCGCCGAGCAAGCGCACGGGCGTCGGGACTGGGTCCGGCCCGACGGAACGCGGGAGGCGCGGATAGAGCGTCCAAGCATCGGACGACCTATGCAAAACCTGCAACGACAGGGCGACACCCCATGCCCCATCGAGGGATGAGCCACTCTGGCTTACACCCCCGCGCCTACCTCGGAATGCGTGTCCGGGAAATAAGGGCCAAAAGGAAAACGCGTGAGCAAGCGTAACGATGCCGCGTCCAGTTGGCGAAACCGCATCGTTGGTGAGGCTGAGGTGTCACCTGGCGACCTGCTAGCCAATCCGTTGAACTATCGCGTTCATCCTCGCAACCAGGTCGACGCGCTGGCTGGCATTCTCGGCGAAGTTGGATGGGTGCAGCGCGTGATCGTCAACCGCGAAACAGGACATATCGTCGACGGACACGCACGCGTTGGTTTGGCGATATCGCGGAAAGAGCCGACGGTTCCAGTCGTCTATGTTGACCTGACGGATGCCGAGGAAAAACTGGTGCTAGCGACGCTTGATCCGATCAGCGCGATGGCAACTGCCGACAAGGCGATCTTGGATCAACTGCTAGCGGACGTGTCGACCAGCGATGCAGCGTTGCAGGAACTGATTGCCAAGACGGCCGAGGCGGCCAGCATTGATACTGCCGAACCGATGACGCGCGAGA